CGCAGCAGGAGAGCGGAAAGCCGGGGCGATGGCCCTGGCCAACCCTCGACCGCATGCCCATCAAGGCCCAGCCGGATAGCTGGGATGGAGCACGCAGATATGGCCGGACTTTCACCCGCCGAATTTCTCGAAAAGGCCCTCAATGGCGAATCGCTGGATGGCGATGACGCTGGCGAAGCCACGACTACCACCCAAGACACCTCCACGGACACCAACGCCAGCGGCGCAGCGGATGCTGCCAAGCCCGGCGAGGCTGACCAGGGCAAGGCTGCGGGTGGTGCTGGCACGACCGAAGACGACGAGCCCAAGGGCGCGCCGATTGCCAGCAAGTCTGGCGCTTACACGATTCCCTACGAGAAGCTGGAGCAGTCCCGCGAGCGCAACAAGACGCTCGAAAGTGAAAACGAGGCCCTGCGCGCTCAGGTTGCTGACCTGACCGCGAAGCAGCAGGCGAATCTGGGGAAGGCCGAGGACAACGCACAAGCCCGCGCGGATGCCGGGAAGACGCAGACCCAGGCTGACCAGAACCTTGAAGCCGCGAAGACCGCCATGGGCCAGGGTGTGGATGCATCCCTGTTCGGCAGCTTCTCGGAAGAAGACATCGCCAAGGGCATTGCCACCCTGATGGGGCGCACCCACGAAGCGCTGCGCGAGCAACTGCGCACCGAGTTGCGTGAAGAGGCTGCTCGCGAATTGAAGCCCCTCAAGGAGCGCGAAGCCCAGGAGGCCAAGGACGGCCACTACGGCGCGATCTTCGACAAGCATCCCGATGCCAACGAGATCGTGCAGTCGTCGGAGTTCTCTGCCTGGGTCAACAGCCTGCCGGGCTTCCAGCGCGGTGCCGTCAATGCCGTGCTTCACCCTGAAACGGGCGGCACTGCTGCGGAAGTGATTGAGGTTTTTGACACGTTCAAGGCGCAGACCGGCAAGGCCGCTGCACCAGCCGCTCAGGACAAGGGCAAGGCACCGGAGGTGCAACGCCGTGTCCCCAACTCGCTGTCGGAGGCAGCAGGCGAGCACCACCAGGACATCGCACAGCAGGTGATGGCTTCGGCCGGAACCGACCCCAATGCGCTCCTGGAGCGCATGCAAGACATGACGCCCGAGCAGATCGAGCGCGTGATGAACGCCATCTAATTTTTGAAACCGGGCCGCTCGTGATGAGCCGCCCCCGTCCCATCGAAGGAGGTCACTATGACCATGAACAGCCATGTACCGGCCGGTTCCGACAAGGCGCAGTTTGTCCAGTCGGCTGGCATGTTTGCCCTCGCAGAGAACCGTGGTTCTCGCCTGGGCCAAATGTCCGGTCCCCTGCCCAAGGGCGAGGGGAAGGTCGCGGAAATGATCCGCAAGCAGTCCAGCTCCGATTTCCCAATCGTGAAGTGCATGGACTTGTCGCGCGGCACGGGCGACGAGGTGGAATTCCACTTTGTGCAGCCGACCAAGATGCGTCCCACCATGGGCTCGCGCATGGTCGAAGGCAAGGGCAAGGGCCTGGCATACGAGAAGGCCCGCATCCGCGTGGACCAGGCGCGTATCCCCGTGAAGCTGGGCGACACCATGACGAACATCCGTTCGGCCGTGGATTTCACCCGCTTGGCCCGCCCTGTGGGCCAGTCGCACGCCAATGCGTACCTGGACCAGTCGATCCTGACCCATATCGGCGGTGCTCGCGGCTTCCACGACAACATCGAGTGGCGCCTGCCCACCGAGGACGATCCCGACTTCGCCGAAATGCTGGTGAACCCGGTGAAGGCGCCCACCAAGAACCGTCACTACTTGGCTGACGGTACCAATGGTGTGAAGGCTTTCTCCGTGAACGCTGGCGATGTCGCGCTGGCCACCACGGACGACCTGAACATGACCGTGGTGGATGCGATTCGCACGCTGATCGAGTCGCTGCCCCTGCCGCCCCCCGCCGTGAAGATCCCCGGCGACGTGGCCGCCGAGGACGAGCCGCTGCGCGCGCTGCTGCTGTCGCCTGCCCAGTACCACGCCTTTGCGCAGGATGACGCTTTCCGCAAGTTCCAGGTCGCGGCCCTCAACCGCGCCGCGAACGCGAAGCGTCACCCCCTGTTCCTGGGCGAGGCCGCACTTTGGAACGGCATTCTGCTGCTCAAGCAGCCCAAGCCGATCCGTTTCTACGCGGGGAACACCATTCGCTACGCCGCGAACTACACGACCGAGAACGAAAACACCTGCCTGGTGCCCACCTCGTTCGGTGTCACGCATGCGGTGGACCGCGCCATCCTGCTGGGTGGTCAGTCGCTCATGCAGGCCTTCGCGGCCTCTGGCCTGTCGGGCATGCCGTTCTTCTGGAATGAAGAAACCTTCGACCACAAGGACAAGCGCGAGCTGATGATCGGTGTGATCCAGGGCCTGCAGAAGGTGCGCTTCGCTGTGGATCAGGGCGAAGGCACGAAGCACTGGACCGACATCGGTGCCATGGCCATCGACACGGTGGTGAAGCTCATCCCGGGCGAACGCTGATAGGCCACGCGGGGCGCCGCGTGCGCCTCGCCTCCATACCCATCAATTCAAGAACGGAGGCCAACCATGGCAACCATTACCAAAAAGAGCGCCGGCAACGGCGTGCAACTGGGCAACACGCCCTGGGGCAACTTCACGGCGCTTCGCTACCAGGTCAAGACCAATGCGGCCGGTGCGGTCATCAACTCCGACTCTGCCGCTGCCCTGGCGGCGAATGATGTGATCCGCATCGACCACCTGCCCGCAGGCTTTCGCTTTGTGGACAGCGAGGTGATTGTGGTCAACGGCATGACCGCGACCGTTACCGGCGATCTGGGCTTTGCCTACAAGGACGGCGTGGACGACGCTGCTGTTCCTCAAGACGCTGATTACTTCGGTGCGGGCCTGAACCTGGCCACGGCTGCACGCTTGCGCAATGCCACGGCAAACCCCACCGTGGTGCTGCCCAAGGACGCGCACCTGACGCTGACCGTGAAGACGGCGGGCAACACCGAGGCCTCGGAAATCGAGATCGTGATCTTCGGCATCGCCGAAGGCGTGAAGTAAGAAGCGGCGGGCCGGGAAACCGGCCTGCTGCCATTTCTGGAGGCTCCCATGAAATTTGAGTTGATCCGCTACGAGGGCGCGGCCCCGTACACCGACCGTACCCCCATGCGCAACGCCTGGGAGCCCGGTGATGAAAAGATGGTGTCCGAAGCGGACGCCAAGGCGCTGATGCGCTACCTGGAGTTCAAGCGCGTGCCCGCCGAGGTCGAAAAGGCATCGAAGTCGGACACGGCCGACGCGGACACCACGGACAAGGACAAAGCTGCTGCCGCCGCTCTGGCCTTGGCCAAGCAGGCTGCCGCCGAGCAGAAGCTGCGCGAGAAGAAGACCGCCGAGCAGGTCGAGGCCACGCTGCTGGAGGTGTCGCAAATGACCAAGGCCGCGCTCACTGAATTCGCCAAGGCGAACTACGGCGTTGAGCTGGACATGAAGAACAAGGCCGATGACCTGCGCAACCAGGTCACGGCCCTGGTGCAAGGCGGGCTCAACTGATGATCCTTGCCGACCTGATCCGCCGCTTCCGGCGCTTGGCCGATGACACCGTGCAGCCCTACCTTTGGGATGATGAGGATGTCATCGACTGGCTCAACGATGCGCAGGCTCAGGCTGCGGTGCGCGGGCGCCTGCTGCGTGAAGACGCAAATCCAGCCGTCTGCAACATTCCCCTTTCCGTGGGGGTGCACACCTACCCGCTGCATGCCAGCGTGTTTGAAATCGCCATCCTGCGATTGATTCCGGCCAGCGCCGAGCGCCCCCGCACAATTTTCCTCAAGTCCCGCGAGTGGCTGGATCGTGAGTTCCCGGGCTGGCGCGACGACACCAACCCTGCGCGGTACGCGATCCAAGAGGACACGACGCTTCGCCTGGTGGGCGGCTTTGCTGCTGGCGACATGCTGACCCTGGAGTGCTACCGGCTTCCTTTGAAGCCGCTTTCCACTACCCAGAACAAGCTGGAGATCCATGCGGCCCACCATGTGCACCTGATTCAGTGGGCCCTGCATTGCGCTTTCGGCGTTCCTGCTGGTGATGGGTTTGACCCTCAGCGGTCGGAGAAGGCTGAACGTGCGTTCACGGCCTACTTTGGACCGCTGCCCGACAGTGACATGCGCCGGGCGACACGGGTGGATGAGGTGCACCACAACGTGGCCATCCTGCCGTAGCAGGGCCCACGCCCCCCACAGACCAGAATTCCAAGGAGGCTCCATGCGAGGCTTTCACCCCGCCGAGGCGCGCGCTTCGGCCAAGAACTACGCCGATGGCGGTGTCGTCCATTCCATCAAGGGCATGCTGGGTTTGCGTCCTCGCACCCCCGATGAAATTCGCGCTGCGGATGCCAAGGCCCAAGAGCGGAACCAGGCGGCCGCTGCCAAGGTCGCGGCCCGCCAGGCCGAAGCCCCCGCAGCAGCTCCCGCCCAGGCCCCAGCCGCGCAGGCGGCAGTCACCCAGTATTCGGGCATGACGGCTTTGCAGCGGCGCGAGAAGGAGGCCGGGTACGCCGATGGCGGCATGGTGCGCGGCCCGGGCACGGGAACCTCTGACGACGTGCCCGACGAGGTGCCGAAGGGCACCTACATCATGCCTGCGGACAGCACGGATGCGCTGGGCGCCGACAAGCTGGCCGAAATGGGCAGCAAGAAGGTGCCGGTGAACCTGAGCAATGGCGAGTTCAAGATGCCGCCCGAGCAGGTGCATGCCGTGGGGGTGCAGGCGCTCGATCAGATGAAGGCCGCAACCCATACCCCGGTGCGCGGTTTCGCCCCCCAGGCCCAGCAGGAGGAACCGCGCCAGTTTTTTGCGAATGGCGGCGTGGTGACGGACGAGGAAAAGCAGCGCCTGGCCAACCAGACCAGCATGTATGTGCAGGGTGCCCAGGCATCGGCGGCAAGCCGTCCTGCGGTACCTCCAGCCGCCCCCGCGCCTGCTGCGCCTGCCCAGACCACGGCCGCACCCGTGGCCGCTGGCTTTATGCCCGGCACGCGTGCAGTGTTCAACGAGTCGAGCAAGGCCAT